GCTTTGAACCATTCCAGTTGCTGCAGTAGCAACGTCTCCCATCATCGATGGTTGTGCGCTTAGTACAGCTGATGCTCCTTTCCTAGGCTTAGGTGGTTTCTTAGGCTTATAGATGTCTTGATATTCTGGTGCAGGTAGGTGTATTGGTTTCGGCATAGGCGGTGTCATTTCAGGTCTCATAGGGATTGCTGCCCTTGCCCTGCGATTAGCATCTTTTAAATTAAATGCAATTTGTTCACGTGCCAATTTATCATTCTCATTTAAATTAGCCACTGATGCTGCTAATTTAGCTTGATCTATAATAAGTTGATTAGACATTCCTTCAGTCTTAATCCTAACTGCATCTAACGATATATTTAAATCAGTCAAACCAAACATCAGTTCTTCTGCAATAGCAGCTTGGTTAGCTCCTGCCTCAGCCATTGCTGCCTGTACTGCTTTTGTATTTGATCTGCCAGGTCCTCTTGCTGCTGCTGAACCACTTGCTTTCAGACCCTTGATCCTTTCAGCTTGTGTTTTAAATGTTGCATTAGCTTTTGAAGATCTTTTTTTATTAATTATCTGGTTTCTTTGATTTTCAAACCCTGCAGATTGGAGTGCATAATTAGCTAATGTTTGTTTTTCATCAAACATCATGCCACGGATCATTTCTTCTGCGTAACGATCCTGCTGCTTTACAGCAAAGTTACTTGCTATTTGATTGAATGAAATTTGTTCATTAGCAGCATCGACTGATGCTTCGTATGCACGAGTAGCCTGACTAAATTCATAATCACGAATCGCCATTGCGTGATTATAATTATTATTATTTACCTTTTCTGTATACTCTCTCTGCTCTGTAGCATTGTCTTGTCGAATGTTTAACGACTCGACTTGATAATCATATTTTCGTTCAGCTTCTTCGTTGTTGTACTTCCAAACCTTCTTATTATATTTGTGGGTTTTTTTGACGGCTTTTTTTGCAGCAGCTTTTTGTTTATTGGCAGCTTTTTTCTTACTACTGCCGCCTAGTATTCCACTGACAAGTCCTACGCCTGCACCAATTACAGCACCGACAGGACCACCACCAGCGCCAGCTGTAGCACCAGAAGTGACTGCAGCACCTATGCCTGCACCAGCACTTGCTCCACCTAATGCTCCTGTTAATCCTTCTCCAATAATACTCATACTCAGACCCTCCTATAGAAACGTGGCGTATAGTTTCCTTCCCACATCATTGCGTTAAGTGCAACGGGAAACGGTGTGTTGTTAAACATCCTCAATTTAAAATTCTCAGTTCGTTGATGAATAGGTATCGTGAATATTGTCTCGTTATCTAGTGGGACATCATTAGCTAAATACTCATTAGCTTCAACTACAGCAGTAGTACTAAACCATTCGTCAATAACAAATGACACCTTTGCATTGTTTGCTGGTGCACTGCTCATCACAATGGTTGTATCGTTTGTGAAACTAAAAGCTGTGGTAGCAATGCCATCCACTGATACTTTGACATCTGATCTGTCTTGATAATCAAGATCTCTTTTATTAAAGTTAAAGCTTGTTGTAGAACCATCTCCAGTAAATTCAACTCGATAGGGTTCTCTACCTTTTTGCTTCACTTTAAAATTCATAGCTCCTGATAACCCCACAGAGAAATTCATGCGAGCTATAGTCAAAGATGCTGTGAAATCTGTAGCTTTATTCTCAGGTCTGTAGAATGTAGTAGGTAGGTGTACATCAAAGTCATACTTAAATCCCACAATTACATCACTGGCTAAACTTGTCAGATCTTTCTTTGGTACAATAAAGTATGGTCCGGTTCCATCACTGCCTCGTTCTGGTGTAATTGTAAAACCTGATTCGACAAATGATCCTGTACTTGTATTGCCTTTGATAATCAATACTGGTGTTAGATTAGATACATCGTTGTATGGTAGATAGCACTTTGATAATTCATTGGCTGAGTCATATACAACGCTAGATGCTGTTGCATATAAATCAATAGATGGATTAACCTTAACGCCTTGGTTGTTGACAATAATTGCTTGTTCTGGACTTTGACTCAATGCCGCTTTAGACAAGACAACCTGATTGCCTTGCTTTGTTACTGCATACATCTCATCAGAATCAATAGCAATGAATTGGGTTGTGCCGGTCATATACCACTTGACCCAAGCCTGCATCAAGTTCTCCTTGCCATCACTGTAGTAACGGAATACATACACCTCATTAGATGTCTGATCAGCTAAGGCAATCATCGAATTCTGTGGACTAGATATAAGCTGATCAATTGTGGGTGAAATCCATTCCTTCACCACACGTGATAGATCAATGACCTGTGGGTTCTCTTCTTGACCACGTGTCACCATGCTGAATACACGTGTATATCCTGGTGTTTTAGTAGTGAAATTAATCTGTGTTCCAACGTCTACTGGACTAACAGCTTCGTCTACCTCATAGTTTGAGATAGCACGAATACTTGCATTACTTGGTGTTAGTACACCACTCTCAGAAAACATCATGAACTGTTGTCTTGATGAGAATAGAAGAACACCTTGTGCTGTTGGTAGAACTGCGTTTAATTTTGTGGGTAGAATTGAAGAACAGCTGATGTCAATTGGATCTGAATCAATGATTGTCTGTGCTGTTTTAAAGTAAAAATTAAACTGATCTCCTGAGCGACTCATAGACACGTTGTCTTGAGACAAGAATCCAAGCCTGTTATTACTAAAGAATGCACTTGTAATTTGTGATCCTACAAAACTTGGATTTGAATTTGTTACATCATCACCTACCAACCTATCGCTATAAGCGATCTGTTGAAAGATAAATGTATTTGTCGAAGTATTAACAAGTTCATGTGGCATTGTGGATTTATTAAACCCAGCTGATGCCTGTGGAGCAATAGTTTCTTCCCAGTAACCCTTGCCTTTAGATCCATTATCTGCATGAAATCTTGCATAGTAATCATCTAAAATATTTTCATTATTTACAATCTTGACAACATGACCATGAAATGATTTTTGTGGCAATTGGCTGATGTTATCTACTTCATTTTGAAAACTACTTAGATCACTATTATTGCCACCACCTCTAGCTGACAAACTAAATGCTGTAGGTGTGCTTCCTACTACACGTGTAATGTCTATGCTTGAATCTCCACTTCTAGTTACTGTCCAAGTACCAGTGAAATTACTGTTGCCTGCACTTGCTTGACTATTAATTTCATTGGTGATTGCATCTTTTAAATTATGTCCAGACTTATCTTCTAGTACATCATCAAATGTAAAATCAGTAGAGTGAGCTGTGACAGTAATAGTTCGATCCTGCAATATAATGTTGTATTCATTACCAGGAGCAGAAGAAGATAAAACAACTGTGCCTTGACTAGCACTTACAAATGAAGGTGGCGTTTGTTCAGTAACTGTTGTGGCACTATTTACGACAATCGTGGTGTCTTGTACTGTTAGTAATTTATAGTCATTTCTAGTTCCAGTTAGATAGTTCTGTGCATTTGTCCCATACGTAACTGTACACGCAACACCTGTCAAGGCGTTCCATATGTATATGCTATTACCTTTGATGCAACCAACATATTCTTCGTCATTATCTCTGTTGATATAGAACCACTTTGCATTATCGTATGTAGCTCCTGTCCCTAGGTTCGCAATATGTTTAAATCCAGGTCTTTTTGTTAGCCCGTAGGTCGCATCAGGAAAGCCGTTGTAGCACTCACGGACTTGACCGGGGAGCATTTTGTCATCTGATTGTTTTGATACTCCACCTAGATAGTTAGAGATCCGTTGAGTTACTGCTGCCATTTATCGATAAAGTGCGTTGTATGGTTTGTAGCTGTTGTAGGTATTTGTATTGCCTGGATGTCCAAAGAATGTATAGTCTCCTTGATTACATTCATATTCCATTGCCATAGCTCTGGCAAACGCTTCTTTTTGTTGAAGCATTTGGTATTGATTGCTATCACCAACAATCCTGCTACTTACTATTGATGCTGCTCTATTTACAATAAAGTCTGCAATAGGTGTTGGGACATCTACCCAATCAAATAGCCATGTGATGTCACATTCGATTTCGTTTGTGAATGTATATGTATGGTTTGCTTTGTCATAAAGTTTGCCGCTACGCCTTACAACATCTATTCCTACATTTGATCCGTTATGTGTTGGATCAATTTGTAAAACGTTGTTAGGAATAAGGATTTCGTTGTTTGTGTCAGGAGTCATTGGATAGTGACTCTCTTTATTAAATGTCCATCCCTCAGCCTGTACTTCCCGAGAGACTTCTAACAAAGTCTGGTAAGCAATCGCAACGTCCGGGTTGGTTTGATCAAGGGTAGTCACAGGCGCTTGACCACATGACTGCAGGATTGTGTTTACAGCAGGTAGCTCTTGCTGAGCATTAGTGGTAGGAA